GGTCCGGATGGTAGACGTCGTACGCGATCGCCTTGTCCATCGACTTTTGAAGCAAGATCGCGAACGCCTGCCACTCGTCTTGCTCGCTGGGCGCGCCAGGCTCGTCCACGAGATAGACCGTTACCGTCCCGCTCGCCGGCTCCTTGCCGACGCGCGTGGTGCTCGCGCCGTCGACCCCGCCGCCTTGCTTGACGTCCCACTTCACCGCGCGCTTGAAGCCACGCATCGTGACGACGCCCGGCGTGGTCTGGCCGCCGAAGATCAGCTTGTCGTAAACCTCGGGATTGTCGTAGGGGTTCACGCCGGCGCCCCTTCCGGCGGCTGCCCGCCGAGCTGCAAGACGTCGCCTTCCCAGATCCGCAGCAGCACGCCCTCGACGGCGTGCGCGATGTCCTCGCCCTTGTCGGTATCCGCATGGATCGTCAGGTACACCGTGACAGGTCCGCCAACGCCAGCGCCGCCCACCCCACCCTTTGCAGCCGGCGGCGCGACCATGCTCTCCAGCGCAGACTGCGTGCCGGCTGAGCTGTCATCGACGCCAGCCTCGAATCCCTCGCCGACGTTGACGCCCAAGCCCTCGAAAACTTTCGATGGCGATGCGATGCCGAGCAGCTTTTTTGCCGCCGAGATCGCGTCCCGCGCAGCGCCCGTGATCGCGGCAACCACCTTGTCTTTGCCTGCTGTGATGCCGTTGGCGAGTCCTTGCATCATTTGCGTTCCGATCTCCGTGAGCGAGATCGATTGCAGGAATTCGATTGCGGACGCGGCCTCGTTGTAGACCCTACCGAATGCCGCAGCGGCGAGGATTCCGATCAAGATGAACGGCGCGGCAACCAACGCGGCCCCGACTGCAATCAGCCCGAGCATTACCAGGATGGTACCCAGAGCGTAGACGAGCGCCCTGCCCGCGAATTCGGCCACAGCGAATGCGTCCGGCAACGCCGAGTCGTCCGCCTCGCCGAGCAGCTGCTTAACCAGCTTGATGCCCGGCTTGATCGCGATCAAGAGCTTGAGCGCGGCGATCGCTGCTCCCAAAAACATCCGTTCGATCAGCGGACCCGAGACGACGACCGCATCGATCAGCGGCTGAAACAGCGTCTCGAAAAGAACCTTCATGGTCTTGCCGGACGCGGTCGTGGAGTCGAACAGCGCGACGAGCCGCTTCACCTCGCCAAGCAAGCCCTCGATTTTCAGTCCGCCGAACGTCTCGCCGAGATTGCGTTTGAGCGTCTCGGTCTGATCATCCAAGCTCAAGAGCTTTCGCGCCACGATGTCGCCGAAGTCGCTCTCAGCCTTGCGCGCGAGCTCGCCAACGGCGCGCTTGCCCGCTTTCATCTCGGCGATCAGCTTCGCGCCTTCGCCGGTGAGGGCCTTTTCCGCAAGCGCCGCAGCACGGAGCGCCGCTGGCATATCCTCGGCGCTGACCTTCGCGTCGGCGAGCCCGCGCGCGAGGTCCCCGATTTGATCACCGGTGAGCCCGCTAGCACGTTGCACGCCTGGCAAGATCTTCCCCAGCCCGATCAGGCTCGCCGATGTTTGCTCGAGCGCTTCGACGTTGAGCGCCGCGCTGCGCTTCGCATTGGCGAGCCCTACGGCCCATTGCGCGGTTTTGACGATCGCTGCGCCAATCGCGACCGTGATCAGCGCGACCGCTGCAACGACGGCGACAGCCACGGCCACGAGCGCGCCTGGCCCGGTGCCTAGTGCGCCGATCAGATTTCCGACAGCATCCGCGGCGCCGGCTGCCTTTTGGCCCACGACTCCGAGCGGGCCGCCGAGATCGCCGAGCGCGCTCTTGAGTTTGCCAATATTACCTGAGCCCCGCGCGCGTGCGTCCGCGTCCTGCAGCGCATCGGCCTCGCCTCGTGCTGCCTTTTCGGTCGCCTTAAACGACGCCTTAAGCCGATCGTGCGCGGCAGCTGCAGCCGTCGCCGAGCCTCGCAGTTTATCCAGCGCTGCGCCTTCGCCGCGCAGGGCCGCGGCGGCTTTCTCCGCTTCCGCCTTCAGACCTTCATCGACGAAGCCACGAGATTTACCCTTCACCTTTTCGAACGCCTGAGCCGCCTTGACCGCTGCCTTTTCGAGTTGCGCGTACTTCCGTTCACCTAGCGCGAGCGCTTCCGCGGCCTCTGCGGATGCGTTGCCAGCGCCCAGCAGTTGCTGCTCGAGCGATTCGAGCTGCGACGACGCCGAATCCACGCCGAGCATCTTCGCGGCAAGCTCGATCGTGTATGTCGTCGTTCCGGATGCCATTTCACTTCTTCGTCAGTGCACTTCGAATCTTCCAGAGCGTTTCTGCGATCACGTAAAAGCCTGCGTCCCTGTCGGTGCCATCCTCGCCAGCCGCGATCGCGGCGAGACAGTGCGCGAAAATCCCGGGCTGGTGCTGAGCCGCGCGAATCCGCGCACTCAGGTTTTTCCCTCATCGGCGGCCCGCCCCTGCGCCGCCTGCAAGAGCGCCATCGCCGCGTTCATGTGCGCGCCCGTGAATACCTTCAGCGCGCGCGTGTATGTCTCGGCGTCCGGGTACAGTCTGCATCCCGCCGCCAGCGTTTCGGCAGCTGCGATCTTGTCTCCCGGCTTCTCGCCGCGGTCCTTGGCCATCGACTGATAGCGCTTCATCTCGCCCTGCGTCGGCAGGCGAAACAGCAGCATCGTCGGCAGCTCGGGCACGTATCGCCCGAGGTCAATTCGCACCACGGCGTGGTCCCCGTGCTCGACCTCGAGCGCATCAAGCGCGTCTAGATCGACCGCGTACTGCGCAACCCGCTGCGCCTCGAGCTCCGCCTTGCGTTTGGCGCGCCGCTCCTCGATCTCTTCTTCCGTTGCCATGCTCTCCTCCTGGCGACGGACCTGGGCGCCTCTAGATCGGGACGATTTCCAAGCCGTCGATGATCTGGACGATCTCTTTTACGTGCAGCGCGATCTCGATTTTGTCGGCGTCCGTGCCCTCGGTCATGCTCGCGGTAAAGCCGAGCAGTCGGCAGCCCTTCAGCTTGACTTCGTAAATGTCGACCTCGCCCGGCGGTGTGTGCTGAATGAAAATGTCGAAGTGAACGAGGCTGACGAGCCGCTGTGTTCCGCGTTGTGGCGCGAGCGGCATCAAGCCGCGCACCAGCTTGCGGAGCCCCGAGCGGTAGTACGTGGCGCTCGCCTCGTGCGTGAGCTGCCCGGTTGTCGTGCGCATAACGCGCCCGCCGCTGGCGCCGCGTTGCTCGCCGACTTCGACCGTCGACCCCCAGTTCAGCGCCGAGTAATCGATCGTATCGATCAGCGAGCCGCCGAGCGGGGTCACGGTGGTTTTGATATCGGCCCAACTCGGGGCGATGTCCTTCAGCGTCGGAAATTCTTGGTTCATGACAGCGCTCCGACCTGGACCTGGGTGTTGATGTGCACGATCGTCCCACGCAGGTTCAGCGCCAGGACGCCGTTCAGCGTCGCGTTAGGTCCGCTCAAGTCGTCGTCAGACGCTGGCGTCCAGGTTGCCGACGATGCGCGGGGCCCCTCGCCCTTAACGTCCGACAGCAGCGCGTTTTGCAGCGCGGTTTGCACGCGCTCCCGGATCTGTCCAAGCGCCTCGGCCGTCGCCGTTCCGTCGTCGTTCAGGATCAGCGATTGCCCGACAGCGTTCTCGGTTTCGCGTTGCGTGACGGAGCACGCGACGTTCGCTACCGCCATGTTGTGCGTCAGCGAAAGCGCAGCGTCGTCACCGGCGCGCGTGAGCGATTGGGCAATGAAGGTACCCGCCGGCCCGTTGGGCCACGTGCGGAAGCATGTGAAACGCGCCGCTAGCGCGAGTCCGCCCGGGTCGTCGTTGTGCTCGACGATGACGCCGTCTGCGTCCTCGAGATCCCAGCCCAAGAGCTTTCCGTCCGCCTTGCGCCACGTCGGAATGTGCACGTCGTGCTGATATTCGCGAAGCGACGCGGCCCACGCTGCGCCACGCCGGAGGCGATAGCCCAGCACCGGCGACGTTTTGCGCGCGCGGCCGAAGGCGAGATCGACTCGGCGCTCCGCGTCGACATCCGCGAACTCGGCGTCCATTGCCTGCAAGTGGTCGGCGATCGTTTCGGTGCTCGCGTAATCGATGTCGCGAATCTGCGCGCGCGCGTACGCAAAGCGCTTGTTCGTGGTCTCCAGCAAGTTCATCTCGGTCACGAGATCGTCGGCGTCCGCCTCGAGCTCGAGATCGCCCACGAGAAGCACGGACCGCACCTGCTTCTGCTGATTCGCCAGCGCGGCTCGCGCGGCCGTCAATCCCGCCTGGTCCCACTGCGGCGCGGTTGAGTGCCACTCGAGAGCCGTATCCCCCGCGATGAGCGTGCCCGCGCCGAAGGACAGCGTCAGGCCCACGTGCGGGATCACGTAGCTGTTGAGCGTGCCGAGCCGCAGCTTCTTGAACGTCACGCCGCCGTCGAGCGACAGCGACAGCAAGATCTGATCGGTGCCGATCGTGCCGCCCGTGAGCACGACCACGACGCCGTCCGTTTCCTCGAGCGAGCCGCTGGCGCCCACCGCGACGCTAGCGGCGCTTGTGCCCGTGTTGCCCGTTTCGTCCTGCGCTTCGACGATGCCCGCCGTTTCGATCGGCAGGCCTTGAAACAGCACCGGCTTGCGCGTCTCGCCGAAGTGCATCGCGGCGTAATCGACGC